CCGCCACCCCTGGAGACAAAGTGTTAAGATCTACAAGGTCTCCATGCAATTCAGATATCTCTATACCATCCTCTGGAACAAAATCTGGGAGCTCTTCATAAACATAGTTAGTATTTAGCAACTGCAGAGTTTCTTCATTGACAGTTATACTTTTTACTTTAAAAAATGTACTGTCTCCTCTTCTACCAAGTTCATCAGAATAATGCTCCATAAGAACATCTATTTTATCTGTATCAAGGACATCTTTGTTAATAAGAGACTGCATTATATTATCCACACTGGTATCCATGTTGCTTTTACTTTTACCTAGATAACTAAGTAAAGACTTGAAATTCACATGGTTCTTAGTATGACAGTTGTACATTTTGCCAGCATGATCCTTGAATAACATCTCTAGATACAATAAGCTATCTATATAATTACAATTAGCCATAATCTCCATTGCAAGTACATGATTGTCTCCATCTGAGCTCTTAAACATATCAGAAATCTGATTGAACATAGTTGCATCTATAGTAGCAGCATCTTCACCATTAATGTGTTTAATTAACTTACTCTCATCATAAATATCTAGGGTTAAGATATCTGGAAATAAATCTGTGTGATCACTGTCTACTGAATAATATACACTAGAGTGTCTAGAAATACTATTATAAGTGTATCTTTTTACAAATGCTAATTCTGAATTTCTAAGTTGACCAGCTGCAGAATAATCTATAATAACTACATCTTCAGTATAAAACTCTAAAGCTTGTGTAAGATTTTCTTTATAATAGTCATCCATAACTAGTTCAGGGTCTAGAAGAATAGCTCTAACAGCTGAAGTTTGTATAGAATAATACCAAGCTCCACTTGTAATCTTATCTTTAGTGTTCTTACCAACAAATACATGTGTAGCATCATTTATATTTCTGACAGTTTTAATACCATGTTGCAAAGACAAGTCTTTTAGTTTTACTCTTGGGATGTTTACTCCCGGTAGAAAATAAAGTTTATCTCCTTTTGAAGGGGTATAATCTTTATCAGTTGCAGTTATTATGTTTGTACTACTATCAGCACAATATAAAGGTTCTACCTTTATAATTAGCTCATTGGACATTGCATCTGCTTCATAAATATGTAAGTATGTTTTCATTCTTTTAAGTTTAATAAGGGGAGTTTTATCTCCCCCTATGTTTGTTTTAATTAAATTTTAAGTTCCTTTTGGTGGGGAACTGCTTGATGTTTGCTTTACTTGACAGCCATCTTCACCACGTCCTGATTCATCATGAGCTGAGAGAACTTAACTTTATTACCGTTAACAATTTCTTTCACCATATAATATCTAAGGTCATCAGTAAATGCTTCACAGTCAGTAGTAAGTTTAGCTATCCTGTCAATGATTGGTTTACCTACTGATCCTTTGTCAGCTAAAGTAAGAGAATAGTTAATCACCCTGGTAGCAATAACACTAGATATGTCAGCCCGGAAATCATCATCCTTACCAACAGCATTAGTTAAGCTATTCATTACATACTGCTCATCTTTAGTCAGGATGTCTACTGGAGAAATAATTCTATCTAGCTTATTATTAATGAACATAGTAAACATTGAACTAAAGTCTACACCAACAGAACCTTCACCAATCATTTGGATTAGAGGCAGGTCTGCTTCAAACTTCTCAATAGAACTAATAGCATTAAAGAAAGTAGTAATAGCTCTTGGATTAACTCTTTGAGTTACCAATTCTGGGTGCATCAACATAAAGTTAATACATCTACCATCTATGTTTGCTTTCTCTGCCCACTTAGCCCACACATCAGAATCATATTTCAACTCAACTGAGATAAATCTAGTCTTCTGAGCTACGTCAAGAGAGGTTACATTATAATCACCATTGTCTGGATTAGTAGTCAAGATTACATGCCAGTTCTTTGGTAGCTTCCAAGATACATATTCTTGTCTGTCTAATATCTCCATAGTTGCTTGCATGAATCTTGCATCAGCTCTGGTGTAATCATCAAGAATCAAGAAACCACCCTCTCCTTTACCCTGAATCCATTCAGGAGCAGCATGTGACATTCTTTTACCTACAACTTTATAACCTTTAGCACTAGCTGCAGATATCTGAGACTCATTAATCCATCTTGTCTGACCTTCAGCATTTGCAATTTGAAATTCTTTTACAGGAAAACCTACCAAGTCACCTAATTCTTCTAACTGAGATAAATTAAGCTTTACAACTTCCATTTTTAATTCTTTACCCAACTGCATGATTGCAGAAGTTTTACCCAAACCAGCATCACCCTCAATATTTACAGCTACAGGTACTTTACCTTCAGCTTGGATATGTTGGTTATTACTAACCATATGTTTAATAAAATCCTTTAACTCATTTACATTCAATTGTACTTGATTCATAATCTTTAATTTTTATAATTCTAATTTAATAATTTTACCCGGTAACTCTGTATTCATATAAGACCTTTCTGACAAAACCCATAGAGTATTACCTCTAGGTTTTACAGAATAACCACATTCACCGTCAGTAAAATATACCAGGCTTGTATATTTTTTAGTGTTGGCATTAAAATATTCCAGGACAGGGTCAAACTCAGTTCCTCCCCTACCTTGCACAGCCATTTCAAACTTACCTTTGTAAGGTTCAATAGATCTAATAACAGTATCACACTGCACTACAGTAATATCAACACCACATTTATAGATGTGATATATCTCACTCATGAATTCTTGTAACTCAGAATCACTTACAGATCCTGAAGTATCAATAGCTAGCAACATATGCTGTCTCATTTTTACTTTTAGACCAGGATTAGCATCAAATCTGCGGTTCTCCTTTCTTCTAATTTTCTTAGTAAATACCTTAGTACTTACACCAGTAAATCTTCTAATGTAACCTCTCCAATTAAACTTAGGCTTAACAACTTCTTCAATGATAATTACTCCTTCAATTTCTCCAGGAATAGTACCACGTTTCTTTTCAGTTTGTTCCTTAGCATCACCAAGAACTTTTTGTAATTGTTTATCAATTAACTTCTGTTCTGCCTCAGTCATATCTTCAAACTCTTCCCAGGTAGCATGTTCATCAAGTTCACCATTTGCCATAGCATCTAGTAACTTGTCCATAGGTTCATTACCACAAGTGCCATTCTGATTTTTCTCATCTTGTAGTTGTTTTAGCTTGTCGTAGTAATATCTACAACCAGCTTTTCTATCAAGATTTAAGTCAGCATAATTATCTATATCAATACCACCTTCCGGTAGCCAGTCTTTAGATATATACTGATTGATCTCCATATCCATTGCAACATTTGCAAGTTTCTTATCACTAAACTTAAAGAAAGTAGTGAGATGTCCAAATGCAATATGTAGCAATTCATGTTTAAGTAAACCAAGTCTGTGGTTATCACTAAGAGATTCCCAGAACTCAGGATTAACAGTAAGCTGATAATTAATATTATTCTTACTTACACCTGCTGTAGGAACTCTTTTAGCATCCCAGACTTTGTTTAGAGCAATAAGAAAGAACCCATAAAAGGGCTCGGAAAGCATCAAGTTCTTTGCTGTTCTTGATAAACTTTCATTTTTATTTAATACATTCATATTATAGTATTATATTTGTACTATGGTTATAAAACAAAATAAAGGATATAAGCTACCCTTGTCAAAACTAGAAATTATTGCTAAATATATTTCTGGTGCATCATGTTATACTCTTGCAAAACAGTGTAACTGTTCACCACAAACTATTTATTCTATAATTAAAAAATCTGGAACACAACTAAGAACATTATCAGAAGCTGCAACAAAATATACTCATGATAAAAACTTTTTCAGAACAATTGATAGTGAAGAAAAAGCTTATTATCTAGGTTTACTATATGCAGATGGTAATGTAACCAATAAAGTTGTATCAATATCTTTACAAGATAAAGATAAGGAAATCTTAGAAAAATTTAAAATACATCTTAAATACACAGGACCTTTATTAATAATTAATAAATCAGGTAATAGACAAAATCAAATTAAACTTACAATAACCTCATCAGAACTTGTAAATGACTTATTTAAACACGGTCTTTATCCAAATAAAGGTACAACATTAACATTTCCTTCAACAGTTCCAGAAAAATTACAACATCACTTTATAAGGGGTTACTTTGATGGAGATGGTTGTATCTATGTAAATAAAAAATCCGGAGATTATTTATTTAGTATGGTAGGACCAAAAGATTTTTTAATTAAAGTACAAGATATTCTAATAAATAGTCTTGCACTTAATAGAACTAAATTATATAATCCTAAAAATTGCAAGACCACTCAATTACATGTATTAACTTATCAGGGTCAACAGAATCTAAATAAAATTTGCAATTTACTTTATCAAAATGCTACTGTTTTTCTAAACAGAAAGCATGATAAATTTTACTAAGACTCTGTTGTCTGTCCATCATCTTTAAATTTAATATCTATTTCAAATTTGTCTGTAGGATAGCCAATAGACTCTAACATCCTTGACATATCTCTAATAAAAAATTCCATAAATAGCTCAACCGAAGCTTTAGAACCTTTGTGTTTTGTAATCAGACTTAAAGTCTTAGGGCTACTAAGTGGTACTTCACTTACAAATGTATTTTGGAGTCTTATTGCAATTTTATTACAATTTGCTAACCAATTATCCATAGTATGTCCACCATACTTATAGAGAACTAATAGTTCTCCTATATACTTATTAAAATCAACATTCTTTAGAGACTCAAATGCTATAAGATGATTATCTGCATCTTCAGATTGTAACATCATAAGCAAGTTTCTTGTCTCTTCTTTACTAAAAATCATTTTTGCCATCAGTCTTCAATTTTTAATGTTTTAATAGCCCACATATGTGGTTTACCAGATTCAATCATATCTACCCATTCTTTTGCAGTAGGGATGTAATTATTACAATCTTCCTTGACATGCTGCTCACCAACATATCTTACATATACATCTTTGCCGTCAGAGTTGGTAATTACCATACCAAATCTTTGCTCACATTCAAATATACCTTCTGAATGATGTCTAAACATTCTGTGCATACTATGACCTACCCAGGCCTTAGTTTCATCAAACCAGTTATGTATTGCTAGATAATCTACAGGAGACCCTCCAAACTTCTTAGCTGATGACTTTGCATGTTGCCAAGGATGTGCCATTATTCTTCTTCTACTTTATCTAACAAACTACCATCATGAAAATAATCTTCAGTCTCAGTAATTCTTACATGATTATTAATAATATACTTTCCTGAAGGAACACAAATACCAACTTCACCCCAACCACCTTCATTATTCCACCAATCTTCTACATCATTAAGAAGTTTTTCTTCAACAAATGATTCAATTGTATAATAAGCATCTTGATCAAATTTTGCTAGGTTGCACTCATCTGCCCAATCATCTACCTTATCATGTACATCTTCTGGAGTTTCACAAGGTTCTTTTGTATAACCTATCCATTCTATGGAACCAGAGTCTCCTCCACCATCATATTTTACTTTAACACCTGTAATACCAAAATCAGCCAACCTAAATAGGAGGCTTGTTAATTCTAATTCTGTCATAATTATTTTATTTTACCTTAAAGAAGCGGCCCAGTATATTACCATTCAAATACTCATCTTTTTCAAGAACCTCTCTTAAAAACTGATACTTAGTTTCAAAATATGTGAGTTCCATCTTGGAAAAACATATCCTAACCATATACCTTTTAATTGGTATACCAGCTTTGTGAGCTTCTTTAAGAACTGCATTACTACTATAGTAGTTTTGATAACTAGCCTTAGAAACAGTCTCATATTTCTTGTTTCTTTTATCAGTCATCTGAGCAACAGCTCTTTTACCAAACTTCTTCTTTGTGGTAGAGTAAAAATTCTTCTTACCTACATACCTTACAGACTTACCATCAATAATGGCTTCCATCTCATACACAAATCCTACAGCTCCTTCAGGAATCATACTGTTAGTAAAGTCTTTACCTTGATATACCCAACTCATTTGTGTCTGTATCTTTTCATGTCCCAATCTGCTACAGTGTTTACCATAGTAGCTAATATATTTGTTGCTTCTTGCATAGATCTTGCTTCAAAACTTAATCTAGCTTTTGTTATTCTATGTCTAAAAACATAATCATACATTGGATTTTTCATAATGCTTGTTTTAATAGTGGAAATAATACTTCTTTTACTTTATCTATACCATGTACCTTGACTGAATCTGAAAGATCTTTCTCCATAGGCAGCAGTATATAGCTAAATCCGTACATATCAGAATATCTTTGAGCAGCTTTAATCCCAGGCTCATCATTGTCAAACAACACAACTATCTTATGATACTTGAGTTTTAGTTCTCCAATAGCCTTTTCTCCAATCATAGTATTCTCACTGTCTGGAGCAATAGCTTCAATATTACTAATGCCTAGTTTATTGAAAGTCATGAGATCCTTAAGTGAAGATGTAATAATAAGATACTTGCAATCATATCTCAACTGATCTGTGCCCTGAATATAGTTTTCTACCTTGATAAACTTCTTCTGAGTACTCTTTGGCATATATATCTTATACAAGCTACCATCATTTCTAAAATATCCATAAGTATGGGACTTTCTAAATGTGTGTGAAGTTATACTACCATCCTGTTCAGTTTTGCTCATAGTAAAGAAAGCCAAAGGAACTACATTATATCTATCAAGTATTCCAGACCCAATCTTAAAACCCATCCAATAAGTCTGATCAAAGTTATTCCAGTGTCTCATCTCATAATCTACTACTCTATACTTATCATGAAACATAGCAGCCTCAGGAGTATATGTAGTGTTATCTTTAAGATACTGTTGATACTCAAGAAGTATTTTATTTGTAGCTTGTCCTCTTGTAGACATGTTAAACAAATGCTTTACCAACTCAATGCAATCTCCCTGATAACCAGATGAAAAGTCCTTGAATTTATAGAATCCAGAGGCTACATCAAAATAAACAAACATGGATGGAACTTTATCCTTGGCATTAAATGCAGATAGCATTTTTACATCTTGACCTGTTAGTTTTTCCTTTAGGTTAAGATAATATTCAAAGACCCATTCTCTGGGGACTTGTTCTAAATCAGTAATTAAATTCTTTGTTGAAATCATACTACCTAGTTTAAAAATTAAGGGGAAGCCATTTCTAACTCCCCCTATAACTTATTAGTCTAGGCTGAAGTCAGAAGATGTTTTAGTTGGAGTTGTAAAATCATCATCATCCCCAAAGCTTTTTACTTCTTTTGTCTCTAATTTTTTCAAATGTTTGGATTCATCAAAAGTAATAACTTTTCCTTCCTCTACCTCACCATAAGCATACTTTTTATTTTCTGCTTTTGGTAACCACATATCATAATTAGTATATCCAGATTTACCTTCATATTCTCTACCAGCAATACAGAACTCAAGAAACTTATCTTTGATAGGTGCAGTAGCATTAAATGCTTCTACAAAGTCTTCAATAGTGTCATGCTTACCATCTTGTTCAGTAAACCACTCATTAATTCCTGCAGTTTTACACAAACCTTGTAGAAAAATCAAGATAGATCTATCTCTCTGAATCTTGATACCTGTTTTAGTTTCACCATCTGCATATGCATACTGGCTAGCTTTAACTTTACCAATTTGACCAGCATATCTACCTTTGCTTTCATCATCCTTGTCAAGCATAAAGCCTTCAAAACCATCAATAGGTTGTGTTTCCACATGCAAAAGCAAATGTTTTGCATTATCAATGAATTTAAAATCTTCTAGCTCCACATAGTTAATCTTTAACACATGATTTCCTGGAGAAATTGTTTTAGGTAGCCCGCTGCCACCAGTTCCTAAGTCAGTTGTACTTAATCCCATTGTTTTTTATTTTTTATTTGTTATTATACATAAATTTTATCCCAGTGAAACTGCAATTCACCTTTTTCATTCATCTCAGTTACTACTATCTCTTCATTACGGAGATGTTCCGGTCTTGCACCACAAGTAACTTCTTCATTAGTCTTAAAGCTCAGAATAGTTTTGTTTCCTTTTCTGTACATGTACCCAATAGCATCAGCATTAGCACAAATCAAAGACTTTATTTTACCAGTTAAGTCTATGTTAGCAGACATAACCATCTCACCTTTATCATCAACTACCTTGTCTTTAATATGACCAGATAAAATAATGTGGGGAGCTAAGGTATCAATAAAATCTAATACTTGGAAGAATGCTTGGCGGATATATAAATAACCAGCACCATTTGGTAGTGTAGTTACATTGTCTCCATCATAGTTTTTACCCATTGGTGTCTGACGGTAAAGTTTTATTGCAAGAGGTTGTATCATATCTTCTAATGCAGTTACAGTATCTACAGTAACATACTTATAAGGATTACCAGCTGCTTTGATAGCTTTACCAGCATCTAGCAACTCTTGCAAAGTATTCACTTTAATCTTCAGAGCTTCAACATAATCAGAACCACTCTCCAAATCTAGAATTAAGTTGTCATCAAGACCAGCATATGCTGTTGTCTTACCAGTCTTAGGCTTGGAATAAATAATCATTCTCTTTGGATTCTGTCTTTCAGCCTTTACTTTTTTAGTTGGAAGTACTATACTCATATTTCACTTTTTGCTTGTTTAATCAGATCATTCAACCATGGTCTATTACTTACAGGCTTCATTAACATGATAGCTGCAAGATCTCTTATAGTAATCTCTGACAATGGTACATCTTTATCAAGCTGACTGCTTAATTCTATTTCCTTAGCGGAACCAAACTCATCTTCAAAATCAGGAAACAATGACAAGCTTTTCTGTAACTTAGGTAAAGAATCTTCTTTCTTGTTATCTTCCTTTCTCTTTTCATAAAGAGCATAAGTTATCTCAGTACCATCTTTAAGTACTGCTACCAATTCAGATGTAGGAACAGTATAAAGAACATAAGGCTCACCTTTAAAGTTTGTACCCTCTTTTGTTTCATACTCCTCAGCATAGAATGGATTAGCTTTGTACTTAAACAACTGCCTGTCCTCATTGAATGGGGTTACATCAGTTACAGTACCTTTATCATCAGTTACATTGTCATAAAACTCAATATAGACATCTTCACCTTTACTGATTTCAGACTCAAATAACTGTACTTGTCTACCAAATTTACCTTTTTGGAAGAATGCAGTTTTAATTATAAAAAACGGATCTGACAGACCCAGCTTTTTAAAAGTCTCCATGTGTTCTACAAAGAACTCTTTTTCTCTTTCTTTTCTTATATTCATACTTAAAATTTACTGTGTTGATACTTTTTTAGTTGCACATGCTGGAGTAGGTATCTCTAATATTCTCATCACCTCTCTATCAAGTTTAAAGAAACTTATCCTTGTGGTACCATTTCTAGATTTCAAAAAGTGAAAAGCTAATATATCCTCATCATTTATGATATATCTGTCTGGTCCATACTGTCTTATTTTTCTTAGAGAAGGTTTGTTTATACCCAGCACAACATCTGCATGTTGTAATAATGCATCTGACCCATAAATATCTGAGTCCAATACATAATTACCATAATCACCATCCACTGCTCTCTTAGGATCATCTATGTTTCTATTTAACTGGCTGAGGACTACAAAAGCTACCGGATACTTTTTCTTTAACATGGTGAGTGCTTCACCTAAAGCTCCTAACATTTCAAATTTATCTCTTTGTCCCTTACCATTTTTAAATAAAGCTGAGTGATCTATAGCAACAAGCATATTAGTGTACTCTCTTTTCTGATTACCATCTGCATCCACAGTCAACTTAGAATACTTTTGCATTTGGTAATGAATAGTAGCACACATTTCATCTACAGTACAAGCATCATAGATTA